TGCACTAATATTACCAGTTATATAAGTTCGAGAACGTAAAGGATATTTTAAATCTTCTATTACCCATATCAAACCACGATTAATTTGACTAATAGTAACTTGAGATACCCCATACTTGTCTCCGATTTCAGTTTGAGATAAAGTAGTATTTAGCAATAATTGTTGAATTTCTTCTACATCTGTATAAGAAAGATAATGTGAATAAGCACTTTGACCGCCTAAGGTCATATTATAACCTTGACAATCCTTAAAACCTAAATAGCTTTTATAATGTTTAATCCAATATTTCTCTCGATTATTTAATTCATCTTTAGAACATTCTTCAATAACTTCAAATTTAAAATTTTCTAAACCATATTTACGAATTGCCTTATAAAACACACAATTATAATCGTGTCCACAGTTATTTAAAGAATGGCTACGATGTATTCTCCATCTATGAGCAATATTATCAGATTGCCCTATATAAACTTTATTGTTAATTAAATTAGTAACCTTATAAATTCCTATCATAACTTTTCTCCTTTATTATCTTCATTCTATATATAAGTGGTAATTTAGATAATAAAGTATGTAAATTTGGTTCAAAAATGGTGAGACCAGGCCGAGTTGAACGGCCATAAGTAAATTAAAAGTTTACTGTTCTACCCTTAAACTATGGTCCCATATACATAAGCTTTTCGTACAAGTTCTGCGGCCGAGCCAACTCTCGCGATTTTAAGCTGAACTAATTCATAAATGAGTTGGACCGCCGCGCAAGTACGAAAATCCTCATAATTGGTACCCCAGATGGGATTTGAACCCATGACCAACGGATTAAGAGTCCGCGACTCTGACCAGACTGAGTTACTGGGATTTATTGGTACTCGCACAAAGAGTCGAACTCTGATTTGTAGACTGAGAATCTACCGTCCTTACCATTAGACGATGCGGGCATATACCGGCGGGTTTAGCCTGGTACTTAGGGCGGCCGGTAAGCCCTCTAATTTACGCAAACCAGGAAGCGTGTGTGCTTTTTGCTAGCGCGGTTACATCAAACACACCACCGCAATGGTGATCCCAGGGGGAGTTGAACCCGCCCTTTGAAGGATGAAAACCTTCTGTCCTAACCGATAGACGATGGGACCATATGATGGAGGCCCGAGAGGGATTTGAACCCCCAATCTATTGTTTACAAGACAATTGCCTTACCATTGGGCTATCGGGCCATATGGAGTGGATAACGGGGCTCGAACCCGTGACCTCAACCTTGGCAAGGTCGTATTCTACCAGCTGAACTACATCCACAAAATAATTCGTAGGGCGTATAGTTTCAATTACGCGCATCTGCAGTGGATTGCGTAGACTTTATTAATTTATCACCTTGCGGCGCTGTGTTCACCCCACAGACGTTCCCATGCAGCAGTTATTTTCTTACGGCTTTTAATGCTTGCCTACCTACGAATTGACTTTAACGTCAGTCAACGACATATCTTTGTTTAACGGAGCCTTTTTGTTATCTCTGTGGTTGGGAGCCTGGGTATTGAACCCAGCCAGTCTGTGACACTTGATTTACAGTCAAGCCCGCGTCCTTAGCGGTATATCTCCCATTAATTAGTATAGACTCTTGCCGAACTCAGCCGCGCGTCGTGAACACATCTATACTGGCGGCCTCGGAGAAGTGGGATTTGAACCCACGACCTTCCCGTCCCAAGCGGGGCGCTCTACCAAGCTGAGCTACACTCCGATAAATGGTGGAGTTGGGGAGAATCAAACTCCCATTTCTAGTGTGCAAGACTAGAGTAATGCTCATTATACGACAACCCCATAAATTGCCCTAATTTCTTTCTTGATGAACACGCGAGCCGCCAAATATCAAATGGTCGACAGACTGAGACTTGAACTCAGAACCTCTCGGTTATCAGCCGAGTGCGCCAACCTATTGCGCCATCTGTCGATATTAATGGTGGGCCGTCAGGGATTTGAACCCCAAACCTATCGGTTATGAGCCGATTGCACTGACCGTTGTGCTAACGGCCCTTATAAGGATGATTCAAATTATTCATTTGCATGTGCATTATATCATGTTAAGCAAATCATCCTTATCTCGGTTTTAATGTAGTTTAATGACGTCTAGGAATACCGAAAACCCTCGCACAACCATGCTTATTTTACTTCGAGTAGATCTTCGAAAATGCGGAGCACAACCTCCGCGCGAAGGGGGACTTCCCCTTGAGTTCTCCGCCGTGACGCCGCAGGTGGTGGGACCTCGCGCGAAGCCCTCGATAGATTTTCCTCTTCAGGTGATGAATATCTATAAAACAAACCTTTACGACAACCCCGTGTTTAATGACCTTTCTGCAATGTCGCAATGACCAGGTCATCCGCGGCATGGTACGCTTCAATGAGAGGCGCGCCGCGAACTTTAGCCGAACGACTACATAAGTCTCCCCGACCGATGCATCGTTTAACAGCTGCGGGCGTTATCCTCACGGAATCCCCACTCTCTGTATCGGTTTGACTTAATGGAGGAAGGTATCCGATTCGAACGGATGGTACTTACGTACGCCTGTTTTCAGGACAGGTAGATTAAGCCAGACTCTCTCAACCTTCCACAAGTTCAACTTATTTAGCATATCTCCATTTATACCCAGCTGCAGTTTTTCTTTTTCCTCTGCATACTGAAGAAATATGTTTTCCATTTCCTGTAGCATCTTCTGCAGCTTGTACAGATGGATAAATATTAATAATTTCTTCTGTATTCTTGTCTAGTTGTAATACTGGTTTAAATTGACTTTCTCTTGCTCTCTGTCTTTTTTCTTTTTCAGTGACTCCAAATGAAGATAAAATCTTTGAACAGTTTCCAACATCATAATTTAACATTTGAGATATTTTAGTAATACTTAAGCCTTCATTATATAAAGCATACACTAAATCATAATCACAATAAGTAGAGCCATCTCCACCTTTTGTAGCATTATATCCATATTTAAAAGAACCATAATATTCAATCCAATAAATTTCGCGTTCAGATAATATATCTATAGAACACTCTTCTACCAATTCAATATGAAAGTGTTCTATTCCATATTTATTCATGGCTTTATATAAAGGACGATTTTCATTTTTTAATTTAATATAATCATTACAATGTTCTTTCCATCGTTGAACAATAGTATTAACAGTTTTACCAATATAATCTTTATTATTAATATCATTCCAAATTCTATAAATGTATGCCATAACTAAATAGCTCCTCCTTATAACATTGTTAGTTTAATTAAAACAGTATCACTACATAAAAACACTAACATGATATGGCGGGTCGTGAAGGTAACGCTCCTTCTTCTTCTGATTAACAGTCAGGCGTACTGCTTTTGTACTAACGACCCATATATTATATGCCTTTCTCACACATCCTCAAATGCTAAGCTTTCACGGACTCTCCGAAAATTACCGAGGGCAACTCCATTCTACCGACTAACCCAATATATTATTCTCACATCACTCCAAGAATGATTTATATACCATATATCATTCCATAAATCCAATATATTTGCAACTCTTTCTACAAGACCCTGCAATGGATTTGGCATTTCCATTTCTGGTACATCTTCAAAAGTTATATCCTCATGTTTGCACCAATACTCTTCCATCGCATCAGAGTCTTGAACAATAGGATAATCTTTTAAATAAAGTTTTGCATCTGCCATATTAAAATATTTAACTTCTGGCACATAATCAAAACCATCTTGCTCTAACGTCGCGCAGTGCTTGTCTAACAACGCATACATTTCTTGTGATGCGTTAATCGGAAAGCCATTATGAACCGCATTAAACTCTGGCATTTCATAAGAGTTTTCACAACCTACTATTGTAAATAATGCATGTGTGCCATTCCAAGGCCACAGGTCAACTGGAGTATATTCGCCTATTTTTCTCACAGTATAAAGGTCAATCTTTTCCCAATTGCCAGTTTTGTTATTATACATTTCTATATAGAAAAATGGACTTGCACTCATAAGAAATCTCCTTTCTTCATTTTCTATATATATTATATCAGAAATTTTTAAAAAAATCAATTTTTAATTTTCTATTTCCAGTTGAGATTCTAACCTATTAATTTTTATAAGGTCAGAGTGTTTCCAATTTTTTCTTCCTATACCATACCACTTCGCGCGGCCGCGGTTATTTGTTTTAAAAGAACACATAGGACAAGAACAATGAATTTTATTTTTTGAATATTGGTGGAGATTATCATAATATTCCCGCATATCAATAGAATAACTATAATAAACATTTCGAGTTATATATCTTTTTCTCAATGCTTTTTTCTTATCATTATATCTACGCTCTGCTCTTGTTCTCATAGATAGCCTCCAAATAAATGGTACCCCGAACAGGATTCGAACCTGTGAATGATTGCTTAGAAGGCAATTGCCGTAGTCCGCTTGGCGACCGGGGCATATAAATTGCAGATAAGGATTTGCACCTTATATAGTCGATACTATTTCACTCACGGATTAAATCTCGGCTTTACGAGAACTTGGCTTGAGTTCCTGTGCGGCATTTTACACATTCGATAATCGACCTTACCTTTAAGCGTCTACCTATTCCGCCACTGCAATTAAATGGTCCATGGGAAGTATCTTACTAGGAATCATCGCGAACTTCAATTTCCCCAAGTGAACGTAGCTGCGCAGAATACGGGACACCTAGACGCCCTAGACCATGGTGGTGCGCGATAGTGGGTTCGAACCACTGACTTCCAGTTTGTAAGACTGACACTCTCCCAGCTGAGTTAATCGCGCATATAATAGGTTATTGTTCCACTATCAACTACTTACAGGGTCCTCTTACCCAAGCCTATTGGCAGGTCCACGAAGATTTGAACTCCGACTTTCGGTTTTGGAGACCGACGTGCTAGCCATTAAACACTATGAACCCACAATTGGTGGTGTCTGAAGGAATTGAACCTTCTCACATGGGGCTTCAACCCAATGCTCTACCTGATGAGCTAAGACACCTTATAGGAAAGATTATTTCTCTTTCCATTTGTAGCCATAAGCAGTTTTACGTTTACCAAGACAAACATCTCTTATATGAGTTCCTCTTTCTTTGCCTAAAAAGCGTGCTGCTTCATTAGCATTGTTAAATTCTTTTAATTCTTCTTCAGTATCTTTATCTAACATTATTATTTTATGTTTTTTAATTATAGAACTTTTATTAATTTTAGCAGTTTTATAATTGATAGAATGTGTAGGCAAATCAAAAGCTTCGCACCATTTACGTAATCCATTATCTGTAATTCCAAACTGCTTTCCTACTTTAGTAAAATTACCATTATTATCTAGTAATAATTTCTGTAATTCATCTTTAGTAATCGGTAATGATTCTATATATTGTTTTTTACGAAACAAATTAGCACATTTTCTACAACGCATAGCCCGTGAATCTATAATTTGTCCACAATCAATACATTTATATTTACTTGAATTATCTCGTAAAGGATAATTATATTTATCACTAACCCATTGCTTCCCCCTATTAATTTGACTAATAGTAGAATCAGCAACCCCATAAATATTAGCTATTTCATATTGCATCATTGTTGAATTTATTAATAAATCGCATATTTCTTCTACCATTTGACGAGTTAATACGCAAGAATTAATAGAAGACGCATCTCCCCCTAAAGTCATATTATACCCTTTAGAGTCATCAAAATGAATATAAGTTCTATAATAATTAATCCAATATTTTTCTTTTTCATTTAAATCATTAACAGAACATTCTTCTAATATTACAAATTCAAAATTTTCTAAACCATATTTACGAATCGCTCTATAAAAAACACAATTATATTCAGGGTAACTTTTATCAAAAGGTTTATATTTATGAGCTTTCCATCGATATTGTATATCAGTAGATTGTCCTATATATGAATCTTTATTGATTTTATTAATAACTCTATAAATACCAATCATTTTCACTCTCCCTATTTATTTTCTATAAATAAGTAGGATAGATTATTAAAAACTTTAGTTTTTTGGTGCATTTTACTTAAAAAGCACCAATTTATTCGTAGCCTTTCATTGGAATAAAATGAAAATTTCCATATCTGGCAGATACGTATCTTTCAAACTCACCTATTGTTTTAATATCCATCGCATCATAGCGTATATCTTCCAATAACATTATAGCTGTTTCTGGCTTAACCTTCACAAACTCCGGCGCGGAACTTGTAAAACAATAAGTAAATTTTCCAATACCTTTTTCTTCATCAAATTCTATCTGTCCCAATGGATAATCCTCATACAAAAATACATATCTTTTCAACTTATTTCCTCCTATGGCACTTCTCCCAATAATGCAGCCAGGATTCTAAAGTTGGATAATTACGTTTAAACCAGTCAGAGGCTTCAGTATTATACCACTCAATCGCCTCTTCACGTGTCATGCGCCAGCTATAATCAGAAATCATCCAACTTTCTGTGTATTTCTTATGAGCTGGGCGCGCAGGCATGTCTTCATCTTTTTCAATTTGCTGACGAAAACTATGATTAGCAATACGCTTAGCTATCTTACTAACTTTACGCTTGTGGTCGGTTACAAAAGGATTTTTCTTATAACTTCTGCTCATACTATGAACCCCTTTTTACGTGCGATACGATTAACATCAAGTTTAAATTTATGTGCCCATTTATATTCATCATTATCCCAATAAAATATAACAAGTGTAGGCTTATCTGAATAATGAACAATATTATCTACATGAGCATGATAATTCTCATTAATATAATCGCAAAAACTATCGAGGTCGCGCACACAAAAAATATCTGCAAGCTCATCCCAACCTGTTCCAGTGTGCACATCAGCTACATACCAACGACCAGACGCGCTCTGCCATTCATCAACCTTAAGAACCTGTGCCATTTGAAATCTCCTTTCTCATTTCTAATATAATTATATCAGAAATTTTCAGAAAAATCAACTTACTTTTTTATTCCATTCTAAAATTAAGTCACTCTTTGTTGTATACATTTTTTCAATTTTCAATCCACAACGGGTACAATAAATTGCTTGTTTTGGGCCAAGTATATAAAACTTTGGCTCTTTACCGCATTTTGGACATCTTTTAATCTCTTCCATAGAATACCTCCACCTAATAAAAGATTCTCTTATTAAGTAGAATTTATTGGTTGGGAATCTAAGATTTGAACTTAGGTCTACGGTGTCAGAGACCGTCATGCTTACCACTACACCAATCCCCAATAATTGGAGGAGCCAGCGAGAATCGAACTCGCACAACTATTACGTTGGCCTCATTAGCAGTGAGGTGCGCTACCATTACGCCATGACTCCAAATAAAAAAGGAGGCTACTCATGTGCCTCCAGATTACGAATCTTACGTTCTAACTTACGTCTTACTCCAGGAAATCCTTCTGATTTTCCGCGTGAAATAATGCTGTTAAGTCTAACTTTTAAGATTTTTAGCTTCTCTGTCTTCTGCATCAAGAACAACCTCCACAAATATAAGTGCTTTATCTTCCATGCCATCTATTTCATATCCGGCAAGAGTAAGTGCTTTGAGATAATTAATCCAAGCCTTTACTAAATTCTCATATCCATCACGAATAACTTGTTCAAGTTCTTCTTTTTGCTTTTTACGTCGAAGCTCTTCCTCTTTCAGCTTCTTATTATATTGTTCTTCTGCGGCGAGACATTCCTCTACCGTAGGAAACGATTTTCCCAATATTTCACTATAAATGACCATTATACACCTTCTTTTTGTTCGTTATTACAAATTTATAAAGCGTCTGCCAAGCAATTGCTTGTGCAAATATACATCTAAGGGACTTTCATCCTACAACTAATTATCTTCAGATATGTTCAGTCAATAGGGAGATATATCCGCAGACTAGGGCGCGACCCTAACCTCATATATCCCAGACTCCGATTAAGGAATCCAAACTCCTATAAGGGAATGCTTACCCTTAACTTTCACCCACCTTACGGCACTTTTGTAGAATGTCAACTTTACATCCTAAAAGTTCAGTCTTGCCTCTGAGCTACTCGTACGCGACACGCAAGTCTTATACACGGATTTCTCCGCTTCACGGCAAAAAGGATTATTGGCTTTTCCAAGGTGTGCATAAGTTGCCACACTTATACCTAACTTGGATTCGGCGGAAGCTATTCACAACCGCTTCTATTACTCCTTCGACCCACATGCTACCTTTATCTGCGATAACCACTGCACAACATCGTAGGTTTGGCGGCTCACCGCTCTTCACTACACTGGTTGCCCACTATAGCACAGCCGACTATCCACAAGTATCCTTGTTTCGTTGTCCTGACCTATTCAATGCTTCTCAGCACGTTGGTTTAACGCATCTTCACTGAGTTCTTAGTATATATTTGCATAAGCAATTGTCGATCGGCTTTAAAGTCAGCCAACTACACATCCTTATCCAGATACATTTGTTCGCCTGGTCGCGTGTTCATAAGTTTAGCTCAAGAGCCGTTAACGTAATTGCGCACTCTTTTATCCAACACCGCCACGAGGAGGCACTTATATGGTGTCACGTTGTAGGGATTGGGGAGAGGTAGAAAGGAAACTGAAAAACCTCTCCCCAGTATTTACAAGTTGATTTTCTCTTGCAACCTTATATAAATATTATATCAAAATTTTCAGATTTTTTCAAATTTTTCTTCTCTAATTAATTTTAAATAATGGTGATAATTTTTTAAACAACCTTTATCATTTTCTTCAATAAACATTTTACAACTTCCCATTCCATCACACTCTTGTTGACAGATAGAATAGAGATGAAGAAAATCTATTGCCATTTCATATAATTTTTCTTTCATTTCTCACTTTCTATATTTATTATAACATAAATTTTGAAAAAAGTCAAAATTTAACTTGCTAATTTTCTGGCAAAATAGACGGTATAGGAATTATAATCCATTAAACCATTATGCCAATCATCTTCAGAACAAAAGCGAATAGGGTCACTACCACATTTTTCTTGCCAAAGACCATCGCGCAGAACTTTAAAATGAAAATCCCAATTACCTTCTTCTACCCAGGTACGAAAAGCAATAAGCTCTTCATTAGATTCAAGTTCGCTTTCGTCAATAATAAAACGAACATCTTCAAAATCACCAAGAATTATAGGTATAAGCTGTTCAGCAAAAGAATCAGCCAATTCATAATCATCCCAACCACATCTATATCCGTCTTCAATCCATTCTTCAACATCAAAGTTTTCATCTGGGGAATACCACTCTTCAATTTGAAAAGCAAATGAACCGCAATTAGAGCAGCCTTGATTTTCTTCATAGTAGTTAGGGTCATGGTTTTGAGTATAGGTCATTTAAAATCAATCCTTTCAAGTTTGGAGAGTTCTATGAATGTACGACAAACAGGAAATCCTTTTAGAGGATAGAATTTTACCAATTCGGGTTTGACTTTATAGTTAGCTTTTCTTATATAACCCACCGTTCCTTCTGGAACAGTTAAAGTATCATCAAGAATTTTATATAGTTCCATAAGTAATATTCCTTTCCTTATTTCTATATATATTATATCAAAAATTTTAAAAATTTTCAAATTTTTTCTTTCTATGTATTCGCGCGGCCGGTCGTCCTTGACCGTCATGAAGCAAAATTTTCTATATAATTTCAGAAATTCTATTTCATAGAATTTCTTCATTATAAAATAATTATAATTGAATTTTAAAATAAAATCAAATTTTAACTTTGACTCCAAATTTGATTTTTTGTTAAAAATTTGATATAATATAAGTAGAAAATAGATAAGGAGATTTATGTATGGAACAAGAAACTATTAAGTTATATGATAAAATAGTTGGAACTATTATACAGAATGTGTTGGCAGAGTCAAATCGGGCTGACGGAAAGATTGTATTGTGGGATTTCCAACCAGACAACTCAATTGATAGATTGTATTATCAAGTGGCTTGCCTGACTGCAGATGTATATGATAAACAAATCTATTTAGAAATGAAGTTTTTAGACTTTTTAAAATTTAAAAGGTTTAATAAAAAAAGAAAAAACATCCATTGGGTATGGCGCAAACATACGTCTCTACCAGATGAGTGCAAGACAAGTGTTTATATTTTAATGGAATATATTAGTAATTATTACCACATACCACTTGAAGTTTTTGATGATATTTTAAAGGAGTATTATGAAAATACTGATAATTAATGGGAAGCCAAGAACTGGTAAAACAACTTTTTGTGATGCGGCAATTGAAAAGCGTGGACTTGTATATCAATATTCTACTGTTGATGAAGTGAAAAAGTTAGCGCGTTTATTGGGTTGGAATGGAATTAAAGATGGGAAAGGACGAAAGTTTCTTTCTGACTTAAAAGATGCCCTGACAGAATATAATGATTTACCGCGCAAGCATATTATAAAGCAAATCGAAAAGCGTTTAGAATTATATAAAGATGAGCCAAGTGCTTTAAAAGATATGATAATCTTTATTCACTCGCGCGAACCCGATGACATAGAAAAATGGAGAGAGTATGGAGCTAAAGCTATATTGATTAAAGGTAATGTAGATTTAGATAGTATTAGTTGGAATAACCATGCTGATGATGAAGTATTTGATTGTATTTATGATTATGTAATTGATAATACGCAAAGCTTAAGAGAATGGAGAGAAACTGCAGCTTGGTTCGTTGATGAGATAAGAAAAGAAGATTGGGAGTCACATATATGAATTGGAGCAAAAATGGAGCAAACTTATTGATTAATCATATATATAAAATTCACTTATATATAGAAACAATAAGGAGGAATTGAAAATGGCTCTAAGAGATTTAACAGGACAAAAATTTGGTAGACTAACAGTTTTACATAGAGACACAACCAAACCAAAAGGACATGGAAAACCAGTATATTGGGTTTGTCAATGTGAATGTGGTAACATTAAATCCATTTATGCTCATAATTTAACAACTGGAAAAACACAATCTTGTGGTTGTTTACATAAAGAACAATTTAGCAAATTACGTTTTGATGATATATCTGGTCAACGATTTGGTTTTTTAGTACCACTATATCCAGTAGGTCAAAATAAAAGTGGTAATACAATTTGGCATTGTAAATGTTTAAATTGTGGTGGTACAAAAGATGTATTAAATTCTTATTTAAAAGATGGAAAGACATATTCTTGTGGTTGTATTTCTTCTTCTTATGGAGAATTAAGAATAAAACAATTATTACAAGAACATGATATATCATTTATAGAACAATATAGTTTTGACGATTGTAAATCTAATAAAAATTATAAATTAAGATTTGATTTTGCTATTTTCAAGAAACAAAATTTATATTGTTTAATTGAATTTCAAGGTATTCAACATTATAAAGCATCAGATAAATTTGATGACCACGAAACTCTAGAAGAAAGACAAGAGCGAGATAATATTAAACGTGATTATTGTAAAAAGAATAATATTATTTTAATTGAAATACCATATACTGATAAAAATAAATTAAATTGGGAATATTTAAAGGAGAAATGTAATTTATGAATTGTATTATAAACGACTTCGATTTCTGGAATATGGAGGCCATGCGTTATTACGCCCCTTCTACTTCATGGAGTCCCGAAAAGAAAAAAGAAAACGCACAAATGAAAATTTTTAGTGGAGAGTGGTTGGCAGCCCGTAAGCGCGACGGCATATGGATGATGTTTATTAAAGATATGGAAGGAAACATTTATCTGCGCCCGCGCGCGAAGAATACGAAAGGCGAGTTCGTAAATAAAATCGACTGGGTTCCTCACTTACATAATTTTTTTAATGAAATAGATAATGGCACGGTTTTTCTTGGAGAACTTTATGCTCCATGGGATGAGCAAGCGAAGACAACAACATCAATAATGAATTGTTTACTTCCAAAAGCACTTAAACGTCAAGAAAAAGAAGATAAAAAACTTCATTACTATATATTCGATGTGCTAGCTAAAAATGGAAAATCATGTTTAAATTGGCCCGCAGAAGATAGATTTGATTTATTAAATAGTTTTTGGCGTGCCTATGGAGAAAACTATCATGAATGGGCGCAATATTTTTATGGACAGGAGTTATGGGATAATCTACAAACTATTCTTGCCGAAGGTGGAGAAGGTATGGTTATTATTAATGAAAATTCAACTTATCAGCCTGGAAAGCGCAGTAATTCTGTAAGTTTAAAAATTAAGAAAGAACTTCAAGACACAGTTGATTGTATAATGATTGGAGCGAACGCTCCGGCGCGAGAGTACACAGGAAAAGAAATTGAAACATGGCCATATTGGATTAACGATAGAACCAATGAAAAGATTGTTGATAATGAAATATCCAATGTGACCGAATGCACAAAAACCTATGAAGATTATAGCAATGGAGAAACATTAACTCCAGTAACTAAAAATTGGTTCTATGGCTGGGCAGGCTCATGGAAGCTTGGCGCATATAAAGATGGAAAGCTTGTACAAATCGGAAGTCTTAGTGGTTTAACTGATGAAATGAAAGAGAATTGGAAAGACTATGTAGGAAAAGTTTGTGAAGTTAGCGCAATGGAAACTTCTGAAAATCAAGAAGGTGGTCGCGGACTTCGCCATCCAAAACTTATTTCTATCAGAGATGATATAGACCCTAAAGAATGTACATATGAAAGGATATTTGAAAAATGATTACAGCAATGATAATTTCAATTGTATTTGCTTTCGGCGCGCTTGTATGTTATGCAAGTTGCGCAGCAGCCGCGCGAGCAGATAAAATAGAAGAAAAATATTGGGAGGAGCATAGAAATGAGCTTCATGGACAAAACAGAAACAACAAATAAAACAGCTGAAAGTATTACATATGGAACTAAAACAGCTGATAGTACATCAAAAACTTTTAATCTGGGTGGCCAACATTCAGTAGCAGGTACATATGGTTGGATATGTCCGATTTGTGGACGAGGTGTCGCGCCCGACCAAAAATATTGCGGATGTAGACCTCAACTAACTCCAATATATCCATCTTATCCAGTTTATCCTTATTGGTGGTATAAAGTAACCTGTGATACTACAGGCACTACCCCGGATGCAGCGACTACCTATACAACTACTGGTATGTCAACGAAAGTAGAGGTATAAAATGAAATATAATATGAGAGAAAAAGAAACTTCAAATGTATACAATGGAATTAGTTTTTTCGGATTACTACAAGTTGTATTTATAGCTTTAAAAGTAGCTAAAGTGATAAACTGGTCATGGTGGTTAGTATTCTTACCTACTTGGATTGATTTGGGAATATGTTTAATAGTTATAATTATAGCAATAGTAATAGCTACTATTCTTAGTAAACGATAAATAAAAAACGACTAGGTTAAACCTAGTCGTTTTAAATTATTTATTTTAAAACCTTTGCAGCCGCTTCTAATGTTTTATTTCCAATAAGTCCATCTCCTTCGCCTTTGCCAATTTCATTTTCTTGGAATTGTTTTGTGTATTTTAATGTTGTATCTCCATAAATACGGTCTTCAGCTACAACATGTGAGCCAAAATACCAATTCAAATACATCTGCCACAACTTAACTCTATCACTTACTTCTCCATGACGAATTATCGCGGTTGTATTAACAGAAGAATTATAGCGATATACGCGTGGGAATTTTGCATAATTAGCATCAGTTAAAGCTGTAACTCTAATTGAGTTATCCCACTTAGCTGAATTTCTAATATTATCATCTTCTCCACCAGCTTCGACAATTTTTCCATCGCCATAATATAAAGCGACGTGTGTATCACGACAAAGTACATCACCTTTCTTTAAGTTGGCTTTAGCTGGATGACCGACCTTGGTAAAGAGCGAAGAGTTGTCATAACCTTTACCTTTGTGATAGTCCCAAGAAGTTCCTTTCTGACATAACTCCATTGCTTTTGGTATGCATCCACCATGTGCCAAAGCAGCACCAACAAATGGGTTACAGCAATATGATTTTTTATAATCAAGGACTCCCGTTTTCGCGCGGCCGCCCGAAAGTGTATTTGTTCCGCAGAAATAGCAACCATTGTGATGCGCAGCTGAGCCATGTCCATAGTGGAAGCTATTGTCTCCCGCAATCCAATTTGCCCAAATTAAAGTATCAGCTATAACTTGTGCATTGGTTTTCTTTAGCGTCAAGGTTGGAAGTGTACCAGAATATTTGGTGCCATTTGGAACAGAAATAGAAGCAGGTTCTGGTTCAGGCTCTGGTTCGGGCGCGAGTACTGGTTCAGAAGACTCAATCGTTTCAATTGGTTCGGTTGGCTCAACCGACTCAACCGGTTCAGTTGATTGTTGTGCCTCCTCTTCTGCTTTAAGTCTAGCCTCTTCCTCTGCTTTAAGTCTAGCCTCTTCCTCTGCTTTTTTACGAGCTTCCTCTTCAGCCTTTCTCTTTGCTTCTTCCTCTGCCTTTAGTCGAGCCTCTTCTTCGGCTCTTCTTTTAGCTTCTTCTTCTGCTTTTTTCTTGGCTTCAGCTTCTGCTTTAAGTCTTGCTTCTTCTGCTTTCTTGCGTGCTGCTTCAGCTTCTGCCTTGGCTTTAGCTTCTGCTTCTGCTTTTTGTTTGGCTGTTAAAATCTGAGTAACTTTAGCCTGCACTTGCTCATAGTTATAACCAGCTTTTGTAAGCTTGGCTTTACGAGTTGTGCCACTACCCCATAAGCCATTAATAACTTCTTGAGCTATTACATCAACCGATTTTAGTTTAGGAGTTAACAACTCATTAACTTTTTTCTGTACAGCCTCATAATTATAACCAGCTTTTACAATCTTCTTTTTTCTATCTTCTCCACTTCCCCACTTACCATCAATTACTTCTTGTGCTACTGTTGCTATGGGTTTCAAGGGAGAGGCCGTGCTTTTTGGCGCGGCCGATTGAGTTTTATTAGCATAATCAACATAACAATAGTTTGTATCAACAACAACTTTTGTACCACTACCATTAGTAATACCATCTATTTTATTAGTAGAAGTATATTGCCAAAATGCATAGTTGCCCTTATAAGTTACATTAGTATTATATTGGGCAACCCATACAGTATATGGAAGCTTACTCATATCAAGCTGATTATTAAGCCAACTTGTACTTGCATAAATCATTGGCTCATAGCCATTAGCTTTAATTTCTTCACAAAAAGCTTTTATTGCTTCAGTGCGCTTAGCTTTAGAAAGATATTTTGAATTAGCACGAGGTTTTGAACTTTTATCGTTAATATCTTCTGTATCAATTGCAATTGGATAAGTAAGTTTAACGCCTGCTTTCTTTAAAAGCTTCAATGTATATTGTGCTTCGGCCTTACCCTCCGCCGCAGATATAGCTTCAGTAAAAAAGTAAATTCCTAACTTTAATCCCGCTTTATTTGCTCCTGCGATATGTTTTAAAAACATCGAATCTTCATTTAAAGTGGCACTTCCATAACCACGATAACCACAGCGGATAATTGCGCCGGCAACACCAGCAGCCTTAACCTTTGTCCAATTGATATTTTTTTGAACATATGAAACGTCAATTACGGTTTCTTTAAAATTTTTTGTAGTAGTTTTTGCTACTGTTGTAGTTGTTGTAGTTTTTGTGGGCGTAGTTGATGCCACAGGAGTTGTAGTTGTTGGTTTTGCTTTATAAGCTTTTGCTTTTGCAAGTGTTTTTGCTCCTGCAATTCCATCTGCCGTAAGTTTATTCGCTGCTTGAAATTCAATTGTAGCCAGTTCTGATTTATTACCAAATACTCCATCAACATCTAATTTAAACCCATACCACCAATTAAGAAATTTCTGCCAATTTTTTATGTCAGCCTTCGTACCATAATTTCTTCCTACTGTATTAGTTGGAATTGTGCCAGTATAACCAGTCTTTTTTAGGGCGGCCGCGTACTTATTCGTACTTTCCTTTGCATCAGGCAAAGTTCCGACCCAAACTTGTCTTACATCACCTCTCATTGATTTCTCATAACTCCACCACTTATCATGATGACGGTCGCCAGAATCTTTGAGATATAACCAATGCTGACCTTTTTCATACTTATAGCCAACAAAAGCAATATAATGTCCTCCAAGTGTCCATACAGTACCATCTGGCCCTCTAGATGTACCAAATAAAAGAACTCCTACGCGGTTACCTTTCTCACACTCTTTCCAAAGAGCATTCATTGTATCAACATTCTTTACATTTTTCAAACCATAGTGCTTCATGGCAGTTGGAATACCAGCCCAAGTGGTGCCTTGACCACTAACGGCAAACTGTTTCATATATGGTTGAATATCAGACGGCATCCAGTTTTTGTACTTACTCATCTCAATAATGCAGTGAAGTACAGCGCAGGCGCCACATCCGTTTCCACCAAATGAAGAAGCTTTGGTTGGATAAGCCAAACTAGACCATCGTTTATCTGTTTGACGATATATGTGACTGTTCATAGTCTTATTACCTCCTTCGGAATTTTCTCCTATAGATTAAGTGGAAAAAATAGGTCGTTGCTTTAGTTATTTAAGAGAATAAAAAAAAGAACGATTGAATCGTTCTTTTAAATTTATAAATATTTAATTTTTATTATCATACCCAACTTTATCATTGTAATAAAAGCTTTTCGATGATTTATCATTATTAAAATCACCCTTAACATCAACTACAGAATCAATTTTATTAAGCTTAATTTTAATTGGCTGTGATTGCGCAGATGTCAACTTTACTTTAAATGTTCTATCTTCACTATTCATTACTCAATCACCCCATCTTTAAGAATACCAAAAATACGTTCAGTAATTGGTTCAGAAGCATAAGCTTCACCATCTGTAGTTAAAATTCTAATTTGAATTACTGCAAGATTCTTCTCTGCCGCCGGATAGAAATGGAATTTAAGAGTATCTTCTTGAGTTAAATGAATTGTAAGTTGAGAAGAAGGAACAAATTCTTCCGATTCTTCATTCATCGTAGTATTGTCGAGGTTATCTGCTATATCTTCTATAGTCATATCTTCAATTGATTTATCAAGTATTACTACATTATTTTGAAGATAAGTAATATAAGCTGCACTTATTTGGTCTGTGGTTAATGGTAAGACAAAACTACGATAAGGTGTTGTTCCACGAGTAATCATTAATTAAGTCCTCCTTTAAAACCTATTCTCTTAAATAAGTAGTGTTTTAAACATAAAGCTCTATTTTATAGAGCAAAATAAAGAGGTAGATTACTCTACCTCTTTAAAAATTACTTACCCATTTTTGTAATAGCTTCTTGAATAGCCTTCTTTACAGTCTCATCGCCGGTTTCATTCATCATTTTATGAAGCTCTTCAATCATTTCAGATTTAGAGGCTGTACGACTATAGCCGCGCACTATCGAATTTTCATATCTTGGGTCATAATACATATATGAATTACCACCATCATATACACGACCCATTGAGTAACCATATGAATTTCTCATATCATACACGTCGCGGCCGCCATATGAATGACCCATTCCAGGCTGGTAATCAGCATCTATATAATATTTACGCTGACTATAACCTTTATCTTCCCATTCGGACTCTTCTTCCCTTTTGTACTTCTTGATTTTCTCCAAATTCTTTTCAGTTTCAACCAAGTCTTTAAGTACATCAAGGGTTTCATGGGATAAAGTACCCTTTTTAGCTATATCCTCAATCTCTCCACAAAGCATCGCATGGAGAGTATCCATTACTTTCTTATCCATTTTAATCCTCCTATGCGATTCTTGTAATTACAAGATTTGAATTAGTTACATTAATTGAAGGGGCCGGTGTGCCCGCAGCATCATCAACAATTCCACTGACCGCGCGCACTGATACGGAGAAGCAACAGCCTCTTGGTACAGTTACAATTGCAGTAGAAGTTACATTGTTATATTCTTCTACCGCGGCCGGTGTTACAATCGCGCGACTAGTTGGTCTAGCTTCGCCATTTACAGCTACAGAAACTGCAATTGGACCGACTGTTCCACCAGTAGGTACAGCTATATTTCCATTAAAAGTAACTTGGTATCTTGCAAAACAACCTGTAGAATTTCCTCGGAGAATAAAAATTCCAGTTTCGTCTTCGTGAACCACATTTCCACGATTACATGGAATAGAAGCACTAAACACAATTGGTTGATTGAGTTCAACTAACTGTGTTGCATTAGCTAAATATTCTGCCATAGCAATTACCTCCTAAAATGCACAACCGCAAGAAGTATTGCAGTTACATCCATTAGGATTTTGTACTATGTAAGCTGGACGAGGAACTGGTGCGAGATATTGTTCAAGAGCTGAAGTTTGAGCTTCATTATTGGCAATAATTGCAGCTGTCTGTGCGCCCTGTGAAGCAGCAAGATTAGCCATTGTAAGCTGACGTTCAAGGTCTGCGATTCTTTCATTCTTCGCATCAATCTTGTCTTGGCACATTGTATCAAGAATTCTCTGAACTCCTGCATTCTGAGACTCTAATACATCGCGAAGTGCATCACTTAAAGCTGTTCTATCTGCACAGTTTTCAGTCGCAATTGTATACTTAAGGTCTGCAGATGCTAATCTATTATCGCAGCAGCATTGAGCAAGCTGTGACTGAAGGCCAAAGTTAGTCTGCATATCTGCAATTTGACGTGCATTATTAGCAATTTCAGCTTGTGCAAAACCATTAGCAATTGATGCATTAACACCAGCAAAACCATTACATAGCGCGGCCGCAGTGTCAACGAATCCATTAGTAACAGATGAATTGATACCTGCTAATCCACTCATAACTGCGCTCTGGTCAAAACCACGTTGAACTTCAGAACCTACGCCACCATTGCCGTAGCCTCCACCCCAATTGCCCCAGTTGCCATTAAAAATGAAAAGGAAAAGAACAATCAACCACCAAGCAGAATCTCCGCCAAAGCCACCAAAGCCGTCTCCTCTTGTTACTGCTGCAACATCAGCAGCACTTAATCCACTACCATCAGTAAGTGACATTTCGTCTACCTCCTAAATTTTAAAAATTTATTTGTAGACGCAAGACTCTATATATTTATTTTAAGAATTTTCGTAATTGTGTGGCTGTTTGTGCCAATTGACTAAATTGTTCTTGACTCATTTGACCAGTTTGAAGAAGTTGTCTAACTCTTGTTTCTGGATTACCAGAAAAATTAGAGCCAAACTGTTGAAGTTGGGTTAAGAAATTATTAAATTGCCCAAAAGGATTGGAGTTTGAATTGAACTCTTTAAATAAGGAATTGTTGTTCATTTTTCTTTTCCTCCTTTGGCTTTTCACCTTTAAGTTCTGATAGAATCTTGTTTAACTCTTCGTGAGTTACGTAGTCGTGCGCGCGGTCGTCCAGACTACTCGTCGCGACTTTATCTACCTCTTTGTATTCGAAAATGCGGAGAGGTAAAGGCATGCCACTTATATCGGATGATTTGACGTAGAATACGTTTGTTTCTGAATCCATTAGAAGTGCTTTTTGTCCTGCGGGAACTGGGACTGAACGTGCACCAGCTTCACCTTGAACCCAATTTATTGCGCCCAGTTGCGTCGGCGCAGTAGTCGGTTGATTCCATGATGGTAAAGTTTGACCGCCCGCGGAGTATACATATGGAGAATTCGAATAAGTTTGTGGAAAATAATTATTATAACTTGCCATTTAACTCATCTCCTTTGAAAATAATAAATTGGTATTTCATTACCTGAATCCCAAGAATCATAATAGTTCCCGTCTATAACACAAACAACGTGTTCACCAGTGCCAAGGATAAATGTGCCAGTTGGATTGTGACGACAAAAATCTTTTATCGTGTAACAATCTGGACACATGTCTGGCATTTGATGCCTCTTGAAACCTTTTGTCTTGAGATATTCACCCCAAACTCTATTAGCTGATGGCATATCATACATTTGAAAACCTTGAATTGCAAGGGAGAGATATGTACGTTTCCAAGACATATTCAATGCGCAGGATATTGCGCGGATTGTACAATCGCCAACAGATAGTTTGAGTGGATTTGGATTGTAGTAGATGTATGACATTTGAAACTCCTTTGAACTAGTTAAGGGTAGGCTAGCACTACACCCTAACGTAGTAGTTGAGTCTTACGCCTACTAACGTATTTGAGAAATGGGTTAAACTTATTTACAAAATAGCTTAACTCATTTTACTCATTAGTAAGTGGTATTTATTTGAATGGGTTCAACTATTTTGTGACAAGAGTTGAAAAAATTTTTACAATAAAAAAAGACCTCCGAAGAGGTCTTTTTAAATGAAATCTATTTAAAATTTTAAAGTCCTTGTGTAGATGATACATATAATACTCTAACTATAATTTTAATTTTAATTGCTGAACTATAAGTATTTCTAATGCCATAACTAAATGTATTTGAACCTTGATTAATAAATGCTTGATACATCATTGCACGAGAAGAACCAGAACCACTTGATGAAGCATTGACTGCATAAGCTTCTAATGCACCTATTGCAGAGTAACCTGTTTTCGATACACTAAAAGAACCTTCTTTATAGTCATTAGCGTTTATTGTAACATTATCAATGCTATGCTCTTCAGTGGTAATAATTTTATATCCTCCAACCCGGAGTGGTTGATTAGCACTAATAGTACCTTTTGAATTTAAATATAATGCATTACCATATATACCAGTTTGACCAATTGAATTATCATATCCACCCCATCCAAGCACACAACTATTACTAGAATTACATGGAGCTAAAGCATTTAGCCAACTTCCACCAGTGGTTTTTCCATAAATTGAATTATTATTTGGTATATAAACTGCTCCATTAATAGTAAGTGTACTACTTAAAGTTGCTGCCTTAGCTACTGATAAAGTACCTCTTAAAGTAGTATTTTTATCAACTATTAAATTACCAGTACTTTGAAAAGGGGTTCCATTAGCTGTGTAAATTTTCTCTTGCGCTATATAAAATCTACCAACATCACCAGCGTCTTTTTCATTTGTCCAAAAGGCAAAATATGGTTTCTTTTGTCCTGCAGCCCTAAAACCTAAACAACCATAATTCGTAGTCCCATTATTATATGCCACTATTGTTGGTTTCTTTTTTGTAGATACATTCCCATCTATTAAAATTGATGACCCCGGTATTTCAAAAGAGCCATCTGACCAAAAGCCAAAACGTTTTCGATTACCAATAGTATTAGCATTAGTATAAACCATTACTACATTGTCTGCAGTTAAATATAAATTTTCAGTAGTTTGTTTTGCATAATCTATATTGTTATCATATATATATTGTGGACTTTCTCCTCCGCCCACAATCATTGCGCCACCACTTTTAAGTATTAAATTATGGCCATAATCAGCTCCAGTATCAAAAATACGAATAAAAGCTTCAGATAAATTTTTTGTTCTAGCATAAAATTCTATTTTATCTCCAGAGTTGCCAAAACCTATATTGCCATCTTTCCAAATAATAAAACTATTTCTAGGAGCAGAAGCAGTACCAGTACCAACTATAAATGCTGCATCTTCTTTATCGGTGGCATTATATTGTCCAATTACTAATTGATTATTAAAATTTGCTACTAAACCAGTACCCACAGTCATAACATTTTGTTTTGTACGAGTTATATCCTCATTATTAACTAATCTTGTTGTTCCAAATAGATAATTACCTTTAGAAGCAGGACTGTTTATTATAACATTGGCAGTTTTAACATAAAAACCATAAGCATGCATATCCTTAACATTAATAATAATAGGTACTGTTTTTTCAGAAAAAGATACTGTTGTATCAACTTCTGTTTCTGTAACCTCACCAGTATCATCATCAATTACTATAGTAGTACTACGAGTAAATGCTGCATTTAAATTAAAAATAAATGCAGTACCATTGTAAAAAATTGTTCCTTTTACTAAATATAAATCATTTCCATCTTCTATACCATAATCATCTATAGCTATAGACTGTGACCAAGCCGTACCTGCAGTACAAGAAGTCCATACATCTTCTCCTAGCCATGGTATATTAACGCTAAAAGTGGTAGTACCAATTGGGGTTTCACTTAGTGAAATCGTAGTAGTTTTAGATGTATTACCATATTTTACATTGCCAGAAGCATTAATTTCCAATTCAGAACAATATGATTCATCAAATACTTGTTCTTTGTGATATACACTTTTAGGAATAGTAATAGATATAATACCAGTAGAAGTATCATATTCCGCTTCAATATCGCTATGATTTATTGCACTACCTTTAATTATATTTCCAAGCTTGGAATCTAATGTACAGCTATACGAAGTTTCATTAGCGTTTTGTAACTGATATGTTTTAAAAGTAACAGTTACACTATTAATATTACCAATACTATCACTATATACATAAGGTGTAGATATAACCCAACTTGTATCAATATTACCGTCTCTTTCAACACTTCTATTTGTTGTTGAATTGGCTAAATTATAATCATTATTTACAAGCTGAACATCAGTTGTCCCGTCTCCACGCGCGACACTTAAACGAATAGTTCCTATAGATGCTCCTAAAGTATTAGAAATTGTTAATCCCTCAGAATTCATGACAAAACGATTTATCGCTGGATTACCAAATTCTACTTCATTACCAGTAAATTTACCTAATAAAATACCACTTCCAGGCTCATATACATGTAATCCATTAGAGGTAATATTATTAGTAGTAACCTGTCCAAATACTGATAAAACTGTTAAACCCTTTCTTAATAAAATTCCAGGACCCCTATCATTTACCGCAGAATCAGTGATTAAAATATTAAAATTGTCACTACCAATTTGTCCTACAGTAATTCCACTACCAGTCATTGAAGCCAGTGTTACTCCGTTAACAGCAGCAGAAGTAACAGTAAACCCATTAGTCGCTGCAATATTGCCACTTATAACTGCATTAGAAGCATATAATGTACCAGCATTAGTAACTCCAAATTTTGTGCCAATGACTTCTCTCCACCGTTCCGTATTGTTATTATTATCTGGTGTATAACCATTAATTGTAATACCATCATTTCCTATTGGATGATCAGTGCTAGATAAATAAACATATCCTGCTTGTCCTTTAGTACCAGCAATAATACCGCCCTCTGCCAAAACCAACCCATTCGCATTTAAAGTTGCTGCTGCAGTTGGCTCATTAGCACTATTATAAGCTAGTGGCTTATAAAAAGTTAACGCATCCGCATCAAGCACCATAGCTTTCTTACCTTGCACATAGGTAGAATTATTAACCGCTGGTCTATAAAAGGTTAAACTATTAGTTGCTAATTGAACAAAATCTATATTCTTATATTTTAATTTTAAAAAGCCTGGCGCCATTAGGGCATTAAAAGCATATGTATCTGGCTGTCCTTGAGTTAAATTATCTACACTAGTGGTATTTTGCCCTGCAGCAACATGTGCTCCACTAGAATCCCACCAATAATGAGTTGCCTGAGCCTGTAAAGCATTAATTTCTGTATCTCTTGCCACAGACGTATTATACGCATCTAAAGCTTTTTGATTAGCAGCGGTTAAACCTTGATTAACGCGTGCAGGACTAGAAATTGGAGATGTGCCACTACTAAATGAGGTTTGTATACTTGTATAGTATTGTGCCCCAGCCACGTAATCTGGCACAGCTGTAGTCCACACTCCCGTACTAGTAGAAGTTGAAGTAATATCAGTACCATCAGCTGGCGCAGTTGGCACAGAACCAGAAGAAGTTTTTAAATAATAAATTTCTTTAACTCCTGTAACTGAAACCCCCTGAGGCCCTTGACCTCCATCAGTACCAATATATTTCATCCAAACCCAACCGCTATCATTCCAAGCCGGTGCAGTTGAACTTGTTGTCGTTTGTATACCAACATATGATTTTCCCGTAGGAGAACTACTCACATCACTTGAAGAAGTTGGCGAAGCTTTAGAAGAATATAATATATGAGTATAGTAAGTTTGTCCATCAGCACCTTTTATACTAGTGGCAGCACTTAAATATACATATGAAGAATTTACATAGCCAACACTGTAATGATTTGAATTATATTCAACTATATCTCCAATCAATACTTCACTTTTACCAGATTGTGTTTTAACTGTAGAAAGTGGCATCCGATAAGAATAGCTAAATCCACCCGCAGTTCCAGATGTAGATGTCGGCGCAGTTGTCACTTTTAAAATAGATGTACCACGCTGACCCGTATCTCCATATATACCAATAATACGAGCATCTGAGTAACTACCTTCTGCACTTGTTTTAGAATAGTTAATTACTTGATAATTCCAAAGATATCTATTCTCGTTCGTCGGAACCACTAAACTATTTTTAGTCCAACCAGAGGACCCAGGATTACTTGTAGAATTAGTAATTTTATAATATTCATCAATTGAAGTAATACTATTTCCATCTGCTCCATTTTGTCCATTAGTGCCAAAATGCCCAATAATTATTGGGTCAGTAGAACTAATTTCAATATTATCTGTACCTAAAATTTGTTCATAATTCCACAAATATTGTTTACTAGCATCCATTTGTTGAATGGTAGTAGTCCATCCAGAAGTATTTTTAGTAACTCCTGAAGAAGAATTGGTAGCTAAATACCAATTTTTAATAGATTCTATATCTGTTATATCTGTAATGGTAATAGTACCATATGAAATTTGTGCCATTACTCCTTTCTCTCCCAAGGATAAAAATATTTCCATCCTATTCTATAATATGGTTTCTCTTCTAACCCCAACTTCCATTGTAACCAGTCTAAAAAAGGTAAAGCAAAAACCGATATTATAATCCAAATTCCAAAAAATAAAATATTTACTTGGTCACCGAGTATATGAATAGTACCCCATAAACCTCGATAATCCCATATAGAAAAATCTCCATTGAATATTACACCAAATAAAAATTCAAAAGTAGTACAACATAAAGCAGAACAAAAAACTTGTTCTAAAAAATCAGTATCAAATTCAAGAAGATTATTATTTATATTTGCCATAACTAACCCACATAGACCAGCACATAAAAACATCGTCCAATGAGTATGACCACGCCATAGCAATTCTAACATCATATATATTAAACCACTTACTACAAAAATAGTCAAATAAGGGATTATCGTTTTTTTATTCATACTATTTCCTCGTATAAGTACGCGGCCGGGTCTTTAAAGATTAAGACTCGACCGCGAGACTATTACATATTTTCAAATTTTTTAATTTCTTCATTTCTTTTATCTAAATAAAGACCTAATACAGCCTCTAACAGAAGAACAAGAACGTCTTTTTGCCATGAACCAACTTTTGATTTAGTTGTTTCAAGAGCTTTCATTAAATCTTCAATTATAAAATCATAATTTCTCATTATTCTTCTCCTCCTTCAACTAATTCCTCTTCTCCAACAATTGGTTCCACTTCACCAAAATATTGAGCCTGAAGTTGAGCTGCTAATTCAAGTGCTGGTCCCATAATTGCTTCTGCACGTTCTGCCCATTCGATTGGGAGTGGAGTGTCAAAGTCAATAGCCATTGCTTCTTCTTTTGTAACGCAAGAGCGAACCCAGTTAAGTCTCATGTTGACTTCAGTTTGGATGCGTGTACTGAAAAATTGGAGTGTGAAGTAAACTGCAAGAATATCGCGTGCATTGTAAAGTTCACAAGGCTCTGCATGGCCATGGTATGGGATAGAGATTGAAAGGTCTCCAAGAGCTTGGATTATGAAGATTGCGTTGAGCAGGTTAGATTGGTCTTCCATATCATATGTAAAATTTTTTGTTACTCCATTAAGAAGAGTCACATCTGTACCTGCAAAAATAAGTTGTTCACCTATTTCAGAAAATTTATTGATTTTCCAATTTTTATATTCTTCTAATGTCATTGAGTCTATATCAACAATTTTATTAACTTGTTCATTTAAGCGCTGAACTTGCTTTACAAGGTCGGTCTTTGTAAGAGTAACAACCAACTCATTTGCAAAACTACCAAGTTGAGAAGAATAATTATAACCAGAAAAAAGAATTGAACTAAAACTATCATATTCAGTAAAAGATGCAATAAAATTATCTTGTTCATCGGCAATTTCAATTAAATTTATATGTTCAAAAACATTGCGAACACTTGTAAGGTCATCTGTGGCAAGATGAAGTTGAGCCATCCCACGAAAAAAATTTGCATCCCAATTAAAAAGTGGAAAACGATTGATTGAATTTATAATCGCAAAATATTGTGCCATTTATTCTCTCCTTATATAACTTAATAAAAGTAAACTTTCTACTATATAAATTATATCATAAATCTATTTATAAGTCAAATTTTATTTCAAAACGTATAGGTTTCGCGGCCGTGCTAACTCTCGTTTTGCATTGGTTTAACTTATATTTTTCAAGACCACCCGCGCGCGACAAATACAAAAAAGGGGTTCAGTCTGACACATAGAACTGAACCCCAAAAGGAGAAAGACTTTATTTCCTACATATAATTTTTACTAATCCATTTTCAACCTCATAAAATTCCCATAACTCATACTCACTAAACACATAAGTTTGATGCTCCATTTCAATTAAAAACGGACTACTATAAACCTTTTCAATTTCCTCTACGTCGGTGTCGACTAACAATTCAATTTCACTTCTAAGGTCTTCACCAACCTCCTCAAAACTACAAGTAAATTCAACGCATTCCATTCGTGCGTTTTTAAATTTCAGGTGAATCATCTACGATTTCTCCTTGGCATTACGCCTTATCAGATTTGAAATAGCAAACTATAAGATTTGTGTACACTTTTATCTTACAATTATATTATATCAAAAATTTCCAATAAAATCAAATTTTAAAATAAAAAAGACCACAAAAGTGGTCTTTTAAATTATGAATTGGTTTTTTCAGTAACTTCTACATCCATAATTAGCTTTTTATTAATTACGCTTGCCCCTAAATATAATGCTTTACCTGACATTGTGGCATTACCATTATAAGTTGTTGCTTCACCTAAATTATTTCTAAAAGTCCAAGTATAATTATAATCATATGGGTCTGTAGCAACAGTTTGCCAACTACTACCATTATATTTCATTAAAGTACAAGTAGCATTTGTTTTATTTAATAAATAACAATAATCACCACTTGTAGCTCCAGTTATTTGATTAGTATTCGTAACAAAATTAGTCGATTTAATAGTATCAACCTCTGTATTATTTAACATAACCCTCACAAATACCGCACCATCACCCACTCCATTAACAAGTTGCTCTCCTAAAGTAGAAAATACTTGAATTTGTAATGGGTCAGTTACGTCTCTTACAGATATATAACTATAATATGTCTTACTATTATATACTGCGGTGCATCTAAAAGCACCATACCCATCAATCCAACTTGGGTCTATAGTTAATTCTTTAGTTGTACCTCTTGAAATGGTGTAATTAGTTCCACCCCATTGTGTCCATGTATATGATGTAGCAGTCTTTTCAGTGGCCCCTTCTAATAATTGAGATGTTAAAATAACTGTATTTGAATTATTATAAATTACATCTCCATTTTTACCATAACATTGGAAAGTAATTACAGGGTCTGCATCTGTTCCTGCAAAATTCTTAGACCATGAAAATTTCATTGGCACAGAAGTACCATCTATAGTAAATGTTAAAGTAATTTCACCACCATTGCTTCCACCCAATGTAGAATTATTAGCAAACACTAATTGAATTGAACCAGAAGTTGTTCCATTATCATTTGTAATAGTTCCTACAGTGCATCCCGTTGGCCTTCCAGTAATATTCGCTGAAGTAATAGAACAAGCTTGACGAGTGGTACCTTTATAACCAGTAAAAGGAATTGTTACTGTTGTTTGTGCTTTTGTTGTTCCACCACTTGTACAAGAGATTCCCTCATGCACATTACCAAGAACAACATTTAAAGCACCCTCACCTTGTTCACCTTGTGCACCATCAGAAGTAACAACCACTGTCTGTCTATCTAATATGTCACCACCACCACCAGTTTGATACAAATAAACAGTTAAATAACTTAAAGTACTTCCACTTGGAGTATATGTAACAGGAGTACTTGCATCAGTCATCGCACCGCCGCGATTTGTTCCAGTAGTACTATTCTCATAAATTGCAATATATCCTTGATAAGGAGTTTTGGTTGAACCAACTATTCTATTTGCACTAAACGATAAAGTACTTGGTGAATATACATTGCCAGGAGTTGTTCTATTGGTCGCTACTGCAGAACATATTAATTCATAATATTCTGGTGAAGTACCGTCTTGACCAGTTCTAATTTTAGTTAACTGCAAATATTTAACTAAATCATTTTTACCTGTTTTTGTAGCCCTAAAAGTAACACTAGCTACGTCACTACTTCCAGTCCAAGTAGATAATGTCCAAGTACGAGTAGATGAATTCCAGTTACCCGTAATAGTATTTGCTGGACTTGTGGTAGGAGTAACATAAGTCCAACCAGAAGCTAAGCTACCTTCTTCTAAAATACTAAAAGTTGTATATACATTACTTAAATCAATGGTTGGATTATTACTTGAGTCACAAGGAATCATCTGGTCTTCATTGTCTAAAATCGCTGCAGTTGTCGCATCGGCAGATGCGCCATCATATAATTGTACAATTGTATGAATGTCGTAAGTCCCAGGACTATTTTCATCTACATAATCAGAACATAACTTTCTAATAGTAGCAATTCTATCATTAAATAATCCACTAATACTCGGTTTAATAACAATAGTAGTACTATTAATAGTTGGATTATCAGTACTTGTACTAAAATTAACCCAGTTGCCACTTGAATTTTTATATTGCCAATTACCATTAGTTAAATCCGCACCACTGATTAAAGCTGTCAGGGTAATAGATGCTGGAGTAAAACTTGTCTGATTAGAAGCATATTTAAATGCACTTTCTCCAATAATACTACATCTCTTTAAAGTCGCCGCTTGTTTAACTAAGCTAAAAGTAATTTGTCCTTGAGCCGTTAAAGGTCTTTGAGTGTCTGGCTCTAAATAAGTAGCAGAGCAAATATAGGTTAACATAGCCATATTTGTATCAAACTGATTTTGATTAACAGTTAATACTCCATTACTAACAGTTTCTCCTCTAGAAGAAGAAATTGCTCCTGCTGCGCCAGTATCAACTTTTCTAGTCCAAGTAATACTTAATCCACTTGCATTAAGTGATAAAGCGTTACCAGCATAATATACAACTGGTGTTAAATGTAAAGCATTTACATATACGTTATTTTCTTGCCTGCCCCAGTCTGGAGTATACTCATTATCATCTGGTGAATATACAACCGATAAAGGCAAATCACAAGTTGGATATAAACTAAATTCTCCTATATCTGTTACATCAACAATAGTTATAGAACCATAGCTTGTTGTTGCCATTTCTTTTCCTCCTAAAATTCCACTGTACAAATAAAAATTGCTTTTGCCTGAATATCTGAAGCATCTACAAGTATTGAGCGTCCATCCATAGAGGCTAAAGTTGGTATCCAATTTGCATCAATGGTTCCATCTTGATTCTTTTTTGTCCAAGTAAAAGTTATTACTTGACTAGTTACATCTTGTGTACCGCTATATACAGTACAAGTTAAAGTAATAGTAGTATCTGTACTTAAGATAAAATTACCCAAATTTGAGTCAATTCGAACATCAATAGCATTTTCCCCGTCTTTTAAATCAGCTCCAATTTCACTAACATCGCCCCATTCTCCTGTAGGTTCATGTGTTTCAGGGTCTGTTATTGCAAAGACAAGTCGATTAGCTTTAATTACTAATTGCTTATTACCACTTCCGTCTTCATAAAAAGCTATATATTTACTTGAATCACCAATATACATATTATCAGTATAAATACCTTGAGTACCTCTCATATTAGAATAGATACTACTATTTACACTTAAATTATTTGTTCTTTCATCTGGTAAAGTACCAAGTATACTTCTATATATATATGAAACCTTTGGGTTTTGATTTGGATAAATAACAGTTTCAAATAAACTTATCGCGCGCGGTGGTAAATTTATAAAACCATCAGAACTATTAATTCCTATACCATAGTTCTTAGTGCCGGCTTGATTACCCATATCTATCAATGAACCGCCGCACAAATCATTTAAAGTAGTTACATTATTGTCTATTATCGCGGCCGCACCAGTAAGTCTAATTTGACGTTCATTAATTCCTCCAACCGGTATTGGATAAATATAAGTTAAGCCAAACCCATTTAATTCATCTGGTTCTACTGTATCACCCGCAGTTTCACTAGAATAATTACTAACTTTTAACCACGAACCTTCTTTAAATAAACCTAATTTTTCTACTGTAAAAATCAAATCATTACCATCGCGCACTACTGAGCGAATGGAGCTTGAAGGTCTAAATAAAAAAGCTCCGCCTACAGCCTGAATTTCTTCATATTCAAATACGCTCGTTTTAATTGAACCTCTTACAGTAACATTATTAAATACTGCGCTACCATCAGTATCAGAAATCCAAAATGGTCGAGCGCTTATAGAACTATCAACGACTTGGTCTGGTAAATTTGGATAGGTAGAATAGATACCATCTTCTGGTTCAAAGACTATATATCTCATAGTCATTTTATCATTGTCTACGCTCATGCCACCAATTTCACCAGCATTTGCATAAATAGTGCCACTAATAGTTAAATCACCATCATTATTAGTACTTAAAACAGAATTACCATTTTTGTCTTTAATACTAATTCCATATATGCGGTCACCAGTTATTTGGTCAATACCAAGTGAACCAATTTTAATTCTTTCTGTATCACTTCCATCAATAACTTGAAAATCATTATCAGAAGTAATGCTCACACGACCGCCATCTTCATATGAATTTTTAATAAAGAACCCATCCCATGTAACAGCGAAATGCGCTTTATCTTTTACGTCTTCAACACTTTGTGCTTTAAAAGAAGTATTGTTCTTAATTCCATATAATCCGTACTGGTCATAACGAACATAGGTATTTAATTCAGTTGCCTCTGTAGTAGGATTAGTTTTATAAGCACTAATACCAGACCTGTCCCATCTAAAATTCGGATTCTCATCACTTCCAATTATAACCAAATCAGTATTGAGTTTACCTGTTCGTACCGCGCCTATATCAATGCCTTGCCCATCAATAACTGTACGCCAACTGTTTCCCCCATCTGAAGAAATACTTAATCCTAAACTATTAACCTTAACATTATTTAATGGGTTGGTAAGGTCTGTAATTATTATGGCGTCACCTATAACCTTTACAGAACCATCACTTGTCAAATTATATTCTTGACCATTTAAACGATTAAGAGAACTAATTAATACATTTTGATTAATTGTTCCATCTGGATTGATAATTGAATCAATTTTTGCATAGGTTGCTTCATTATATTGAACAGTTTGAACGGCCGCGCCAACGCGCTGGAAAAAATCTTCAAACTGAGTTTTATAGTTTTGAACTGTTATTGTATTCTGGTCAGGCTCATCAAGATGCCACTCGACCTCAGCTACAATTACTTCTTCGCGCGCCGGTGTTAGAACACCATTTTTATTCGCCCAACCAAAGAACTCTATATCTTCAATATATGTTTTGTCACCAGCATCGAATGTATACCATTCAAATCCTTCTAATTGACTTATTTCAACTACATTGATTGAATAGGACACAGCAGGATGGGCGGAAGTATTACTAACTTGTAATGCATCGAGATAGTATAGTTCTGAATCTATATAGTCAGAAGATTCCCAAGTTCCTTCTTGAATGAAACGAGAATATTTATTATTGAAGTTGTTAACATATTCTTTCTTTTCTTCAATTTTGGCTTCTATTTCATCAATGACGCCAGTTTTTCCAGTAGTAGAAACAATTCTATAAGTAATGATTTCATTATCTTTTATATCTATACGTACTGGAAGAGATTCTGTTTCTTCTTTATGTTTAACTTCATAATGCTCAGGCACTGAAGTAATTTCTAAAAATGTTGCACCAGTTTCTATATCAAAATCTTTCTCATTTTCACCTATGGTTATAGTTGTAATTCTATCCTCTTCTCTTTCCTCATCTTCTTCATTTATTTGAAGCTGCGTTCCAACGAGATAGTCACTCATTCGTATTATAACATGACGATTATTATGCGAGTCTCTATCTGTATAAATAGTAAGCCTGAAACTTTCTGAGCCTTTTAACTTTTCTCTTGTTGCTACATACTCACTCTCTATCGTAGATAATAATCCACTATAGTTATTAATCACTGAAGAACTACTATATATAGTACCAAGCGTATCTAATACAGTATCTTCATCTGTATATTTATCCTCTAAATAAGGATGACTATTACGATAATTGGTATAGGTTTGACCTGTTAATGATTCAAAATCTTTTAATGCTTCGTTTCTACTCTTATTAGCAGCATTAATTAACTCTGCATATACATTTCTTTTACTACCGAGTTCAGTCACTGCTGCTTCTAGTTCATTACGTTGCTTTTGTAATCCAGAAATTTCTTCATTTCTTTCTCGGACATCCTCATAAAAAGCATTTAAATCTTTTTGATAATTTTCTCTATCTGGAATTAGTCCTTGCTTTAAGTAGTAATCAAAATTCAAAATGTATGATTCTTTACTTGGGTTAGAAGGGGCATTTTGAATTGAAACGTATCCTTCTGGAACACAATCATTTTGAGTCTGATTAACAATTAATTTTGTTACTATTTCATCTGAATTAACTGTTCGTTCGATTGTATCTAAGTTAATTCCATATTTAAAGCCAGCATAATTATTTTTACCAGCATATTGTTTTAAATATACGTATTTCCGCGGCGAGTCACCATCGAATATAATTGCACCGTTGCTATCATGCTCAACTTGTAATTCAACCCAACATTCAAAAGTCTCACTAATTGTTTGTAGTATACTAAAACAATTAGATTTTGATTCACTAATTGATAAAATCTTTTCAGAATCTTCATTATATACAGGAACTGGAAGACTCCCCCAATTTTTAGCCTCTCTTAAAGCATCTAATGTTGTGTATAATTCTACATCCGCTTCTTCTTTACTTGGGTCCGGTTTTTCATAGTAATAAGTTCGCGTATGAGTTGTAGCTTCTGGAGCATTTCCTATGGTAACAATGTTATTATTAGCATCGCGCACTAGTGGAAATAGTTGAATATCATTAATATAATATGGATTGTTTAATGTTGATGTAGATGATTGTCCTACTGGTCTTCCAACTGCATAAACAAATAATCCAATTTTTGTGCTTGGGTCAGTTAAAACCTTATTAGAAACGGATTTGTTTGCTGTGGCGGTCCAATAATAATATGGTAAAACTTTTTCATCAAACTTTTCTGGAGAAGTTACATCAATATATACTTCTTCCCAAAGGCTCCACACATATGTTTTATTATTATTTTTATCTATGTATATATATTTACTTGAAGGAGTTTGTACTACTCCATCAATTATATAACTTTTGCCATTAGTAGAATTCTCATAAAGAGTCATAATACCAGTATTAATGATATTATTTCGTTGATGTCTATTATTGTTATCACCATTAAATAATAAAATAATATTATTAGGGTCAATAGTCTTAATAGAATAATCACCAGAGGTTGCCTCTGTATATCTAGCTACAACCGCGCGCAGGTCATATGCATTATATAAACTTTGAAGATTAGGTCCCGCGCCCGCGCGATAGCGTAAAACGAATTCTTGTCCTTTAGCAATTGAACCTATGGATGAAATATTATCTTTAAAACCGCTATTATAAATTGCATTTTTTAAATAATTAGAACTATTACTAGGGTCACCAGAACCTAAACCAGGAAATTTAACTTTTAAAAATCCTTCAACTCCAGAAATAGATTCAAGAGCAATTAAATTTTCATCACTACTTAAAACGGGTCTAGTAACAAGTTCTAAAGGCTGAATTGCACTAGCGCCAGAGCTACGCGCAACATATGGGTCCCACCCTTGTACTGACCCATCTTCAAATGCATTAAAATTATCTCCATTAGTAAAATAATTTGTAATTACATTTGAAGTTACATATGTATTATCTTTATAAGAATAAATTTCATGTCCACCATATTTATACTTTTCTACGGTGCGCTTCATTACTGGGTCATATGTGGTGAGTATATTGTAGGTTAATCTGTAAGCTTGATATTGAGTTTCTATTTCTCCAAGACTTATAATATTAACATTACCATTCTTAAATACCCTATTGGTTTCATCATATGTTAAATCAGTAGTAATTCTAAAATTAGTAGCCATTATGACATTATTGTCGTCAACTACATATGGCTCATTGTCATGGCGCGCAATAAATTGTACAAATTTTCCATTCTTATTGGCCACATGGCTATAAAATACATATATACTTGACCCAGCTGTAGGAACCGACTCTTCATTACCACTCGCATTAACAATTGTAATTCCTGACACGCTAGACAAAGTAGCTCTATAAATAGGCTCTGCTATCTTTTGTTTTTCGATTTCTGCACCGCCCAGTTTCCAATCGGTTCCTTCTAATACTTTCGCCGCAAGTTCTCTAGCAGTACCTTGATTATTGTTTAATTCAGAGTCAAAAGTTAAATCATAGCCATTTTTTGAAAGCTCAAGAACAAAAGCATCTGTACAAGTATAAGTCCAAATTAAACCATCACTTGACTCTGTATGCTCTTTAATTATAAATTCATACCACTGGTCATCATATTTAAGTTTAATTTTACGCTCATTTATAAGTAATGGTGCAAAAGGATTGATAACTTCCTCATTACCACTATATGGGTCAAAATATTTGTATTTTAATGAGAAAGTTAAACTTTTTTCACCATTAGATTTTTTATTAAATACTGGTTCATATACTTTATTTGGACTATCCATTGTATTTGAACCAATAATTGCTAATTTCTTTTCCTCAAATTTATATTCTACTGGGTCAGAGCCTGCAATTTGAGTGAGTCTATCTTCCCAGACAGAAATTTCATATGGTTTTATTAATAGTCCACTCATTTAAACCTCCTAGAAGTATAGATAGTCATAAAAGATTTCTATACCTTCTTTTCCTCCAGTAATTTGTAAAGTGGCATTATCAATTAATAGATTTGGCTGTAACTTAAAGAAATAACCACTATTTATATATTCATTATATAGGTTTCCAGAAGTTACAATCTGTCTATTCATGTCTTGATTATAGCCAATTGACTGAACACCAACGATTAAACCAACATTAGTGTCAATTAATATTCCAATATCATTATCTTTTAATTCCATTGAATTCACTACTAATGCAGATGTACTCGTACTTCCCGCGGCCGGTGTATATGACAACGAAAAATTATCAATTGTTACACTAGATGGATTTTCATTTGCTGTTCCAGGTACATATAGTCTAAATCCGGTCGGAACATCACCAGCATTATATATATTAATAGTACCATCTTGAGTATTATATGTATCTATATTCGCATAAGCTTCACTTGTTAAAATTCCACTCGAAACGGCCCAACTACTATCTTTTAATTCATCTGTATCAAGAACTTTAAAGCAAGACTTAGCAAAAGGAAAATATGCTATAAAAGAAATTTTTCCCTCGCCCTTATACACACGCTGCTTTCCTGTGACCGCGCGCGGCACCTGCGTCTCACCATAAATTCCGTTAAAATCAACAAGCTCTTTCTTTGGCTCATCGAAACAGACATAAGATAGTTCAATTGGGCTTTCAATTTTTACCATATATTTTTTATAAGGACGCTCATCAAAAATTAGTTCTCCAATTTGTTTGCGTCCAAAGACTTGTCTTAATCTTCTAATATCACTTTCTGTCATATGGTCGTAAGCAATTGATATATCAAAAGTACGATTTCCATATGTACTGCCAAAATAATATTCCCCATCCATGCCAGGAATTTCAGCAGTTATATCTTTAACATCAGGAATTAAGTTCTCATCAAATCTATCACCATCGCTTGTACGAATGATATTTAAAGTTGAAGAATGTATTCCTGCAAAACTGAAACCGATAAAATCTCCCCTTTGCTCCATTTCAATTTCTCCTTTTGGTCAATAAAAAACCACTTAATCTCATAGATTAAGTGGATTTTATTAGAGTCGTCTTCATTTATTCAGACAACTAATTCATCTTTCGATAATTTGTATTTGTATCGAATAAAGTAGACCAAGTTGAACTTGATTGTTCAACCCAACTACCATTTACTTTTTTATATATTTTTGAAACTTGTGTCCATGTACCATTAATTTTTATATAAAATTTTGGTTGTGAACCACCACCACCAATCACTACTGCAATTGTAGCATCACCACTAACTGTATAACTATATGTATAATATTTTGGAGGAGTATAACTAACTGTCCAAGTAATACCAAAAATATGACCACCATAATAGCCTACCACAAATCGTAACTTTGCTGATTGTAATTCATCTCTTGTCCAAGTACCAGGAGAAGAAATTGTAATTGTACTATTTGATGTACTTGTAAATTTCTGCGATGTACTTTTTAAAGTTGCCCCACTATATAAGGTAATTTCAGAATGTGCTGTTGATTCAGAAGTGCTTTCTGTTGCTCCATAACACTGTACAGTTACTGAATTAATAGTAGAACCAGGTGGTATTGAACTAAAATCAAACGAAAAATCTACATATCCAGTATTATTGGTAGAACTTCCATTTTCTTTTACATATGTCCATGAACCAGAACCAGAACTGGTTGAACCAGGACTCGCCGCGGTGTGACCAATCGCATAGTCAAAGTTATGACCAGTAGATGATGATGATGTATAAAATGCCATATTTGAGCCACCAGAGAAACCAGTGGTTAAAGAATCTGCAGTAGCTGATATACTTTCAGAACCAGTATGTGCGGTTAAAGTAATATTTGAACCATTATTAGTAGCAGTTACACTAGCATTTTCATCAGTAGGAACAATTATTAAATTATAGGTTTCTCCATCGTACATCGTTTGTGTACCACTTGGGTCAATAGTGCCATTACCATTTAAAGTTGTGGTAACTGTTCTACTTTCTGCGGTATAAGTAATTGTAATTTCAGTACCATAAATATAAATATATTTACTTGATGTAGAAGAAGAACCAGTACCACCAATTCTCATTCTTAAATCATTCAATTCTGAACGAGTCCACGACGTTCCGGTTGAAAGATTTATAAGGGCGCCGCCACTAGAAGTAGATGAAAAATCTGTGTTTGAACCTTTTGCAGTTGTCCCTGTATATAATTGACAAACTCTATTTGTAACTCTTGATGTATTTGAAATACGAAGTCTCGCTTTAGCAGCAACACTTTGAATTGTTGCGGTTGGAGGTATATCCGATGTATCATAAGTTAAATATACATATCCAGTTGTAGATGTACTAATTGAATATCTTGCATAACTTGAAGTATCACTACTACTATCATATGCATTTGTTATAGGATATGACCCAGATATTGTCATACCAGTTAATCCAGTATTACCAGAAGCAACTAATGTAATTGAAGCCATTTAATCCACCCCCTATGTTTGAAGATATAAATCTCCATTACTTCCTGTTGAGGAAGAAGGAGCAGATGAGCCTGTATAGTAGTTTTGAAGAACAACGTTTCCAGTAACTCCGAAAATTTGTACGCCACTTACAATATTGGAAGCTACTAAGTCAGCATCTCCCGCAATTGTTTGAGTACCAGTGAGATATGTGCCGGCTGCAATTGTTTGATTTGTAGTTGTAGGAGTTATTGTGGCTGCGGCCTTAGTTGTAACAGAAGCGGTTAAGCTAACCGAACTATTACCAGCTGTTCCACTGCTCACATATCCCGCACTAACTGTCGGTGTCACACTAATTGTCTTTGTAAGTGTTAATGTATTGGTTCCTGTACTGATACTCGCGGCCGTGCCACTGATTGATGCCGGCGCGGTAGCTGAACCATTGGCTACTGCACTGATTACATAGTATGCCCCAGTACTATTATAACCAGGTGGTATATTTATATACTGGGCCGCGGTACTACGTCCAATTGTTGCTTTAGAAGTATAACCTGACGTAGCAGATGAAGCTGCGGCAGTTGGAAGTGTCATGGAAGAGACCGATTTAGACGCGGCTTCCGCATAGTAACCTGCTGGAGCAGTCACGGTAGCACCTGAAGCAGTTAAATCGGTTGAGCTTTTCCTTGCAATTCCACTACCTATATAAGTTGAACTAATTGCATCAACTGTAACTGGCTTATATCCATCTACACCAGATGCATTAAATGTTTGTGCAGTTTCACTTGGAGTTATATTTAACGACTGAATTGTTGGTGAACCGCTCGATACTGAAACATGAACTTCTGTGTATACACCGTTACTTGGATAATAATCACCATTACTTGTTACATTAAGTGTTAAGTTAGCTGATGATGAGCTTGTATAATCAATTTGCCCATTACTACTATATGTTATATCTACCGCAGGAAAAGCTTCGTAAAAAAGTGTATACACAATCTGATTGCTATTTGCGCTCCTTATAACAAGCGAATGTTCATCTGCCCACGGGTCGGTGTCAACATCATATGTTGCCTGATAAAGAGCGGCGTTACTATACTCATCAGTCTTTCGTGCATAACATTGAGCAAATGTTTTGTTACAGCTTGCCGACAGAATATTGTAATTCGAATCAAATCGAAATGTAAACACGGGTATATCAATACCAGCTGTAGCTGTACCCGTTATAGACAACCCATCAGCTCCATGCGCGGTGTAGCTTTGCAGAAGATTGTTGGTGGCTACCGTGTCCTGAGTTAAGTCCATCTGGGTGACCCCGTTTAATATGATTTTACTTATTGCCATGAGTCACCTCCTTATGATGTTATTCCTCGTTCGAGTTTTACATAATTCGTATGTCGTGAAAAATCATTAAAATCAATAAATAACCAAGCCGAAGAAGTAAATGGTGTTATGACATAAATACCATTTGTTCCATCCGTCATACTATTTATATGCCATTTTGCACTTTCACCAGAAAAAGGTTCTCCATAAACAGCAGTATGTATTTTTGTTTCATTGCCCCATGTGACACGCCACATAGAACCTTCAGTTATACTAATATTTGAAAGAGAAGTTATATATGCATATGAATCATCTGACTCAGCTTCAAACTGTGTATTTGCATCATAAACGGTTTCCCAAGTTACATTAGGTCTTTCATACCATTCAACACTATCTAATTCTGCTGTATTAACAGTTTTATTATTATAAGTTGTTGGTGTATAAGCCGTAATTATAGTACCAATTAAACTGTTGCTATAATATGCGCTAATATCTATATCTGTATTATCAGTAAATTCCAAATGAACCGCATGTTGTGTTGGTAATCCGCTACCAACACTAACACTCGCAGTTGCATAATTAGTTACATCTATATTATTACTATTACTAGTTATAGATATATTTCCTTGTGGTATTATATATGTTAAGGTTTGATTACTACTATTAGTAGCTTTAATACCGGTAACTCCAGTATATTGAGTTCCAAATATTGTTAATATTTCTGACATATCTCACCTCATTATGTAACTAATTTTTCTATTTTCATTGGAACAGTTGTATTTGTATTAGGAACATCAATTTCACCCGTCCATGCGCCATAAAATGGAGATACAAAACATAATGGTACATCTGAGCCATCATCAGTTCCACCAGAATATTTTGGATTTCCAATAACGCCGGCGCCAGCGTCAACAACATTACAAACAAGTCTATATTGAACATTATTATACGTAACTCTCCATACAGAACCTAAAATTATTGGATATGTATCTCCAAGACCACTTATCCAGCAATATGGATAATCGCCATTACTTTCATAATAAAAGTCTAAATTACTATCATAAATAGTCTCCCAAGTCTCTGTTGAAGGAGTTACATCATACCAAGTCACATTATCCAATTGTGCAACATAGACAGTCTTATTATTATATGTCCATGTAGATGGCTCATATGCAGTTATTGCAGTTCCAAAAAAACTATCATTATAATACACATTAATATCAGTATCCGTTTCATCTGAAAATTCTAAATGTATCGTATGAAGAGTAGGACTAGTCACACTTACATTCAATGTTGCATAATTGGCTACATCTATATTACTTCCATTATTATTAATGGTTTTTGTTCCTTGTGGACGAATATAAGTTGAATTAGCATTATTGTTGTTAGTGGCGATTATGCCAGCCACGTTGGTGTATTCAACACCAAATATTTCTAATGTATCTAATGCCATCAAATCACCTCGCTCCACATCGTAGGCGGTTCGTATACGTTGTAGTCGATGTCAGACACCCATACCTTATCGATGTGTCTAACCTTATCGCCCTTCATGTACGGATTTGTGCTGTCAGGCTGTTCCCATTCGGGTATGACTTCAGGGTCGGGTATCAACACTCTTACCCACAACGATGGTGCATCTATCGGTATCCAGTCTGACTGTGACGTGTGAGCTATAAGGCATTTGTACAATATATCCTCATAACGCACTCTATCACCAATCTCATACACCTCGCTCTCTGCCCATTTTGGAAATAGCTCGGCGCCCTTAAGCGCATCTTCATCATCAAGTGAAGTTGCAGATTTTTCAATCAAACTTCTCAAAGTATTCACCTTTGTTCTCGTTATCATTCCGCACCCCCTGTCAGTATTTCGAGAGCTTCTTCAGCATCTATCTCGTCAGATGGCTCTTCGGGTATACGCTCATACGGTTCCCAAGTAAGGTCGGTCTTAAGATGATAATCCGTGTTGTTCTCCCACGCTGGTTTCTGCTGAATGACCGCCATAATAGCATCATGTTCTGCTTCAGTTATCTCTATACCGCCGCCGCCTGTGCCGATTGCGGTTATGTAGCCATCCTTGATGTTTTTGTAGTATCTCATGCTATCCTCCTATGTTGTTGGCGCCCATACCGCTATCCATTTGTAGGTACGACCAGAACGCCAATAGCGACCATTTCCGAAGGCCAAAATGCCTGTTTCTGTTGCATAATAGCGAGAGTCAGATGTGCTTGTATTCGATGAGTCTGTGTATGATTTCGTCAGCGGAAAGTTTGAATTTGATATCGCTGTTGCTGAACTCCTATAGCGCAGTCTTACGTCTCCATAGTTGTAAGTCCCACTATCATTCACGTCAAAACTTGCACCCCAAAGTTGATGGTAATTGAAATAGACCGTAAGATAAGCCGTTCCTGTTACACCAGAGTATGTGCCTGTTTCATCAGACACAAGGTAATAAAACGGTGCTTCTGTATGTACATTTGCAAACGGAATTGTGTACGTATAAACATCCTCACTCGGTGTCCACGTTCCTGTTTCATATACAAGACCGCTCACACTCGGGCTACCACCACCCGTACTTGGCAGTACGATATACCCATCTTGGTCTTGCGTTACGGAACCACCACTTCCACCGCTTCCCGTACCGGCGGTTTTGACCCCAGCAGAAGTATAAAAATACTTTCCACTCGCCACGTCCGAAGCAACAGCTGTTGTATCAGAAATATCAAGAGCTGTAATCTCTCGAATAGTTCCACCATGTGAATCTGTCGTATCTACTACAGAAATAGCAGCGGTTCCGCCACTTACATCAGTCAATACAACATCCCCTTCCATATATTTACCCGCTGTCTTCAGCGTTTTCGTATTGTTATTAACGGTAGCAAGAGTACTACCTTTATATGTTACTGTTGTACTCATATCTATTCCACCGTCCCATCATATATTGGTAAGGTCGCAAGAGTTAAATATCCATTTGGATTTGTAGTTCCATTATATGGAGTATATCCAAGTGCATTTGTTACCATAGTAGAATTAATTCCTGTAATAAATCCACTAGTCTCATCGACTAAATTATATGTATCACCATTCGGTAATTTAACTTGACTAATATCAGCCATATCCTTTTCACTCCTTGTACGTATTCGTCATACTTATACTGCGCGCGGTCGTCCTTGTATGTACAAGAACGGCCGATGACGCACAAACATCACCGGCCGCGCGCAGAATACGTACAACTTGTAAATCTATCTATTAACCTTTTGTTACGTCAACATCAGTTGTACTCTTCAATACCGTAACTGAATCTTTATTATTCCAAGCAACATTACCACCCGATGCACTGCCCTTAATATAAGTAGTTGTTGGTGTAACTGTAACTGTACTACCACTACCAAGAACAGTATCAGTAGTAGGCGTAATTCCTGTAATTGCACTACCAGTTCCATTGGCTCCAACTGCTGTACCACTTGCACTTGCACTCATATACTTTGTAGTAGCAGCGCCAATACCCGTAGCAACAGTAACATCACCCGTTGAACCACTAGCAATTGTAGCAGTAGGACTTGCATATCCAGTAACAGCATTAAATGTATCACCAACACTTACATCAGTAACAATATCTGCGCCACTACCAGTTGTTGTTGTCGCGCCAGTTGCAACTGTTGTAGCACTACTTGCAGCGGTAGGAACAGTAATGGTTCCTGGCGCATTAGCACTATATGTAGTTTGTGTAGCTGGTGTAGCAGCACCAAATGTAAGCACCTTATTAGTAACACTTACACCTTTTAACCAATCTGTGTTAGTTGTACTTGCGGTTGCTTCACCTGTTGCAGTTGTTTGTGAGGTTCTACCTTGAACTACACTAGGAGTAGTACTTCCACTCACACCAGTAACTGTTGTAGTAGCTAATTTCTTTGTAGTTGGGGTAACTGACTTAACTGCACTTTGTGTAGAAGCAGTACCTAAATTAACACTAGCACTTAACTTTGTAGTGCTTGCAGTACCCTGGCTTTCTACATAAGTAATTCTACCAGTATCAGTCTGTGCATTTGCAGTTAAAGTAACGGTTGGTTGTGTCGTAACTTTAACACCCTTTAAAAAAGTATCGGTTGAAGGAGTGCCAAGTCCAGTAACAGCAGTAACCTCATCACCACTAGCACTCGCGCTTGAAATACCAGTTACAACCTGAACCTTACCCGTACCACTTGTTGTATCAGTTGCTAATGCTACTGTTGGCTGTGTAATTGTAAAAGTCGCATCAGTACCAATTACTGTATCTGTCTGCTTTGTAAGAGAAACGGCAGTTACAAGGTCACTCAAATCCGCTTGCGTATTACCAATAAGTTCCCAAGTCTTACTTCCAGCTTCGCCAACCGGTACATACTCATCATACACATCCATATCAGTCTGTGTACTAGACTTGACTAAATAAAACGCGCCCGGCGCAGCATTATTTGCCGCAAGTGTACCTGTATAAGTCGTATCTTGATATACAACTTCAACTCCCGCAGGAATGTTTCCAACTACTGGGGTTGAACTTCCATCCCAACCAACATTATATGAAACGCCGCCAGCAATAGTCTGACTTAATGTATCAACAACATCTCTAATCTCACGGTCTGCAATCCAATAACTATTACCAGAAGGCAACGTAATCTTTTCAATAACCGGAGTATTATTATCTACATATGCCATTTTCAATCTCTCCTTAATTTCTATTTAAAATTAACGCACCATCTACTAGCTCGGCCGCGTCATTAACATTCAACTTATTGTTCCAAAAAAGTTTTTCCTGAAGCGTCACATGGATGTCAGGATTATCAATATGATTCAAGATTTGGTCTCTCAAATCTTCATTTACAAATGGAAGGTCTTGTACATATGCCATCCCATCACCAATTTTAATAGCTGGTATTTGTACATTCCTTAACTCCCCGTCAATCTCCTTTTGAATTGTCTTATAGTCATTATAAACTATCAATTCACCTTCCAATGGAATAAAACCCAATGCTTCATTCCAATACTGAGTAGTTTCTCTCTTTAACTTAATTCTCGCACCGATTGTCGCACTCATACCAACCTCCTAAACTGTGGTACCTTGGCCACAATCTATTATCAATTCATCAATTGAAATATAATGCTGTTCATCAATTACAATTCCATTACCTGCATAATATTTATGGTCAATTATTTTAGGAACAGTAATATCGCCTCTAACAGTATACGTTTGATCAATATTCCCTTGTAATTGCCCATTACTGCCAATTGTCGCTGTTAATTGACCACTCTCTATAATCCCTGCCATTAGTATACCTCTTTATCTACGATAAATTCTCCTAATAAAATTGTTGATACATGGCCATAAGAGTCAGTAAATTCAATATCATACTTATACTTCTTAAATTCTAACTCCTTTGTATCTTGTGGTTCAATTTCTAAAATGCAAGTGTCCAATGGAATTTGTTTAGTAAACAATGTATCTCTGCCCCAGTTTTTACCTAAAGCAAAGCGAAGGCTATCTCCTTGTTGAGGAGTATATGCTTCGCCATCTCTTGATTGGAGATTTATATGAAAAATACCAGTATCTCCCCTTGTTAATGAAATATTTTGGTCTTCGTCTATATAAAGCATCTTCTCCTCCACTAACTACTGTTTTTTCGTATAAGTTAAAAAATCATGGTTGTCCACGCAATATTGATAAGCCTCTTTAATTGTATCTATAGCCATTACTGCTTTATTATTTACAAAATCAGGATGAGACT